GTTAACCCCGCCTTCCTTTATGTTGCGATACAGTTGATTACTGGACGCAACGAAGGAGTCTATCATCATGACTGAATATGACAGATACAGATCGGTTAATGCATTCGTGGATCGTAATCCTACGGATTCAGAACCGATGACTGTTAGGCTCTTTGAGCCTAGTGGAGGAGGACACTGGGACGAATACCAGTGGAACTTTGGATTCTCTATAAACCCACCCACGTATATTCGGCTCTTCGGAGACGATATACATGGGTTGGGATATACTAGAGGTTTCAAAGAAGGTTCCCGTCGTTTTCCCGTTGGAGCTTGCTTCAACGATAAAATCGACTTCCTCAACATCCCTCTGTTACCCAATTTTACTTGGGGCGATGGCCATATTTGGCAAATCATCGTAAATCGTCCTTCATTACCGTTCAACCAAGCTTGGTTTGGACAGTTATGGGACAATTTAGGTAGTATTTACTACCCTACTCAGGCCATGATGCCTCGTATTCCCTCAAATGTACGCGACAATCTTTGTGAAGAAGCTTTTAACTACTTCGCCACAGTCTTCCCCCAGACTCTCTCATTCGGAGAGTTCGTCCAAGGGATGGCCGAATTAAAGGCTTTACTGCCTGAAATCGGAGATTCGATCGCGAAAACTATTTCCGGAGGGTACCTGAATAAATCGTTCGGTTGGGATAATCTCCTAGCCGATTTAGGTACACTCGGATCCATGTTCCGCACTACTATAGAGCGGATGGAATATCTCCATAGAACATATGGAATTCCCCAACGCCTCGGGTTTAGTAGGTCTAATGTGTACGAACCATCACTGGTTCCGTACGATTATAACTACTCCGAAGGTTATCCTGGATTTGGAAGTAGGATTTACCTCGATTCCTATCAAGTTAATTTCAGAGCCACTGCGTGGATAACGCAAGCTCTGGATTATGTTGAAGGACTCGCAGGGTTTATGAGGGTGCTCTTTGGGCAACTAGGTCTGAACAATCCCGTACGCGCTTTCTGGCAAACTGTGCCTCTAAGCTTCGTTGTGGATTGGTTCTTTCAGATCTCGAAGCATTTGGAAAATCTTACAACAGCGCAGCCTGCGGTTGGATGGGACGTCAATGACGTTACCCATTCAGTCACATACAAAGCGGAGTGGAAGATTGAACCATATGGCGTCCCGGGATATGGAGTCGTTTTCGATTCCATGCCTCAGGGTGTCATCAAAAGAGACTTATACGAGCGCGCGATAGGACTTTCATTCGATCTGGATGTGTTGCAACCAGACGACTTATCCCCCGCGCAACAAACTCTGCTCCTAGCCATGCTTCATCAACTTGGCTAGTTGCTCTATAGACAGGAGTCTTACACACATGCTTACCTCTACACTTACATTAGATGACGCTTCGGGCGATGCTGTTACTTACGTCCAGACAAGTCTGGATGCAAATGGCAGTATTCGCCGCGATAGTGCGACCTCCAATGCTGAACCTGCTCTGCTTACAATTAAGCATAGCAAGACCGGTAAAGGCGTGAGCGCTGTCGACCGACATTTGGTGCAGTTTACAACTACAGCAATTGATTCGGCCGGCGTACCGCGGACTGCTATTGTGAATCTCACAATGGCCGTTCCGCAGTCAGCTTCTATTACCAACACTAAGGTTATCGATCTCGTTGCTAACTTGATCGACCTTATTTCAGATGGCGGTTTTACCGACTCTGGAATGGCTGGTAATGTTGCGATCACACAGCTTCTTAGGGGCGAAAGTTAGTGAACTTTCTCGGAATGAGGAAGCTCTGGCTAATCCTTTGCACCCTAGCTGCTGGTACCATTTCAGTACTCTTTATCATATTGATATTTGTGGTACTGAAGATACTATGGGCAAGCTGCGCATTCTGACTTAAGCTTTTACATAACAGCTTAACGCTATTATGTGATTGACATAGTCATTCAACTTAAACGAATGCGCAGACTGTCTATACTACCCGCACAGTGTGTTTGGCCTTGGAAAGGACTCCAAAATTGGAACCTTCGAAAAGCCAAGTCGAGTTTTATCTCGACCTGTTCGAGCAGTTACTCCGTTGCGATCCATGTGGTATCGCATCAAAAAGATCCATCGAGAGAGATATTTTGACTTTACGTCATCGTACTTCTCACGAAGGTTTGTCTTTCCTAACGAAAACCTTACCAAAACTTGGCAAGGCATTCGATTTGGGATTGGCATCTACACAATTCTCTTTACCGTGTGAGTTTCAACATTCACATGGCAATCGTAGTATACCCGCATTTATGCAGGCGTACTTTAATTGTGTTTTTGATGCATATGGTACTCTCTTGGACACTGCATCTCCTGGCGTAGTGAAACATCTACGTCAGGTTTTGCTTTTCGCGTATAAGCTTGAGTTGCCGTTTCAGGAGGATCAGATTGAATCTACTCTAGATTCATTCATATCTACTGATGGTGAACTCGACTTAACTCTTGATCAAGACTCTCGAGAAATTCTCGAGGTTGCGTCTTATATCATAGAGTCTATATTTAAGGATTTTGATCCTAAAGATATAGTACCGCGGCATGGTCCAGGCGCTGTTGCGACTGGTGAACGATTGGAAAATAAATGGACTTTCGCCCGTTTATATAACAACATTCATCAGACGTTTCCGTACTACGATTATTTCGTAGCCGGTGGTGCCAAAGAACTGGAGGATCGATTGGAATGGTACAAAAACCTAGAGCGTCTAGAAACTGGACGCGCCAAGGTAGTGTTAGTTCCGAAAGATTCTCGTGGTCCGCGTCTAATTTCCTGTGAACCGCTGGAATACCAGTGGATACAGCAAGGAATTGGACGAAAGATAGTCCGTCTCTTAGAGTCTCCTCCTCGAGGATGTACCGTTCTAACTAAGGGTCAGATTAACTTTACTGATCAATCAATCAATCAGAAGTTAGCTCTGTCTAGTTCGCTAGATGGTACTTTCGCAACGATCGATATGAAAGATGCGTCGGACAGAGTGTCGTTAGCCCTCGTACAGGCTCTCTTTAAAAGAGCGCCTCACGTATTAAGGGCTATTTCGGCATGTAGAACGAGCTCAACACTTCTTCCAGATGGGAGAATTGTGGAGTTCAAGAAGTTTGCACCGATGGGGTCAGCGTTGTGCTTTCCCGTTGAGGCGTTATGCTTCTGGACTCTACTTGTTGCCGCTACCAGTCGCCACTTCAAGTTAAAGCAGCGAGCTGTGGGAAAGACTGTTTTCGTTTACGGGGATGATATTATTATCCCTCGTGAACGAGCACAGTTTAGCATTCAATCACTTGAAAGATTTAACCTTAAGGTTAACCTTTCAAAGTGTTGTATCCAAGGCCCCTTTCGCGAATCTTGCGGAACCGACGCTTTCAAAGGCGTTAAAGTTACCCCAATTCGTTTGAAGGCTCTTTGGAGCGGACGTAAGACAGACGGTTCTGCATACGTTTCTTATATTTCGATTGCGAATGCTTTGCAATCTGAATATAAGGGATGTAGTGATTTTCTATGGAATCAGCTCGATAAGACCTATGGGCAAGTGCCCTATGGTACCTGGCGAGCTAGTTATCCATGTAAAATCATTTCTTGTCCTAACGAAGCCGAAGATTTAAATCTAAAGCTTTTTAGACACAAGACTAGCAGACGTTACCAACGGATTGAGTTCTATATGCCTAAGACGTCTTCACGTCGAATAGCATCAAGACTCGATGGTTGGCCTCGATTG